CTTGTATAATCAAGACTATCATGATTCCAAGAAGTGATAATTGGATTTACTAAAGTATAACTGTTCCAATATTTTCTTGCCATTTGAAATATACTGATTTCTGAAAAGAATGGTATGCTACTGTCATTGTCAAGACCGTAGGGAGTTCTAACTACTGACGGACCACCGTCCATGGCATTTCTATTATAGTTTCCGTATATTTTAGCAGCAGTTGGGTCTGCATAGTAATATCTAAAATAGTTTTCCCACAGTTGTCTAGTGACACCTAAATTATCATCGTGAAATTTAATGTTAATAGGTTGGTAATCAATTTTAGTTTGTATTACTTTTTTTCTGTTGTATTGATTTGCTGTTTCGTTAGCAATAGCAAATTTAGGAAGTTCTGCAGATTTAACCAGCATACCAATTTCGTTCTGATGTTGGTATCTGAAATTTAGACTCTTTAATGCATTTAGATTAATTCGAAAATAAACATGGAATAAAAATTTACTTTTAGGAAGTAGTCTAAAACTATCATCTGTGAACAATCGTGCAGCGTGTTGAAAATCTCCAAGATTTCCTTTTGGATTTCTTATCCCGCTTATAAAATGTCGTGAGCTTTTGCTTGCCATACTCTTATTTATTTAAGAAATAATATACGTAGTTAATAAAAACTCATAAAAAAAGCAGCGTTTCCGCTGCTTTTTGTTATACTCCAGCACCAGTTGCTAAAGTTCCAAGTGTTCGACCAACAACTGTTCCTAGTCCTGTACCAGCAGGAGTTTGAACACAATTATCTGGTTGAATAGTTAGATCAACCATAGCAGGGCTTTGTTCGCTGTATGCTAAATTTTGATAGTTTACTGCTGTTAAATAACAGCCATAACATTCCCAAGTTTCAAGAACATTAGGAGTGTTAGCACCGTTACCACCATCAAGCATTTCAATACGTAGATTAAATTTATAATCAATTGCACTTGCTGCTGAACTTTGCTCTAAGAAGTCAAATTGCTTCTGCAATTGTTCTCCGACAAGCTTTTGTACATTTCCACTAACATCGTCACGTAAGGAAATGGCGATAGTTTGCCATGTGTGCTTACCAGCATAGTTGATTTTACTGTTGTAAATTTCAATTGTCTGATTAGCAAATTGTACTTGTGGGCGAGCTGCTGTCTGAACTTGTTTAGTAAGTTCAGTAGTAGGTGTTGATACTCCAAAATTTTCAAACATCACTCTAAAGCGATATTTTAATTTTGGCATCAACATACCTTGTGTGCTAGCACTTTGATCGCTAGCTAAAGGTACTGTAAATTTTGATAATGATGAAATTGCCATTTTTTAATCCTTATAATTAACCTAACGAAGCGATTTCGCCAGTATTCTTTAATCGCAATGGAATGTAAATGAATTCAACTGCTTTAACTGGTTCAATAGCAATGTCAATGTAAAGCTCGTTACGATCAATTCTACTTGGAGTATTGTTACTTTCGTCACATACTACAATGTAGTCATAAATTGCTCGTTGTCCTACTAATTCCAGTAATAGACTTTCTACGGATGCCTTAATCTCGTCTCTTGTAATTTTATCATTTGGTTCAAAGATGTAAGGTTTAGCTAATTGATTTAGCTGTCTACGTAAGTAAACTACTAAACGTGCAACATTGATTCTATCTAATGCACTAGCTGCTCTTGAACGAGTTTTTTGTCCGTAGTTAACTAATCCGGTTCCTGTAAAGAATGTCAACGGATTAATTTTTTGTTCGTATAATGTATCACGTTGTCCTGTGTTAAGAGCAACTGATGTAAATTCTCCTTCGCTGTTAACATATCCAACTGCTGTTGCATTTGTAATTCCGCCACGACGTACACCTGCTGGTGCGAACCAAGGATATGCAACTTGATCGTTAAGAGCAATAGTTCTTAACATCATGTGACTTGGAGGAACAACAACATTATTACCGAAGTTATCGCTAGAGAAGCCCCATGGATAAAACATTGCCATGTATTCATCAAAGCTTGTAGCACCGATATCATTATCTTCTACTGCACCTTCTGCATTACTTGCCCAATTTAACAAGCTTGTTGCATCTGATGTTAAACGTGCAGGTGTATCACCTACGACGAATGCAGTTAAACCTCTGTCATAATTTAGAGTAATCATTTCTCCAATTAATTCAGAATAACCTGGACAAGCAATTAGATTGAATACTCGACTTTCTTCGTCTCTAATTTGCTCATTGCTATTTACAGTAGCTTGTAATGCTTTGACAACTACACTTCTCTGTGCTTTACGTCCAAAAGAGCCTGTACCGTCTGCTTGATTAGGACTTTCTGTTACCCAGCGATGTGGGTAATAGAATTCCATAGACTCATCTGCAAGTCTCTTATTCTCGGCAGTAGTATCGATATAATTTCTTACAAATTTCTTGACATTGAATCCACTGCGACGTGTATTCCACAGCAACATGCCTCTTGGATATAGTGCTGGATCAGGTGCATCTGGATCTAAGTAATCACTTGCTAATAGATCAACTATGCTTCCTGCTGTATCACTATTTTCTCCAAATGTATTATAACGTGCATCGGCAAATAAGATACCATCTTCTGTCGTTTGATCTGTAGTATCAACTAATACCCAACGTTGACCTAATGCTAAGTCAGCGTTATATTTGTATATAGTTGGAAAATTTTCAATATCGCTAGTATCGATCCATAAATCATTAGTCACTAATGGTGTACCATCGCTTTGATATTCTGGTTCTGTAGCACTAACAATAGGACCTGCTGGATCAGTTGGGAATGTTAAATTAGGACTTCCTCCGCTAGGGAATGTGTAGCCTACCCAGCTTTCTCCGTCGTGTACAAGAATGTCAATTTCATCGATGACTGAACTATACCACAGAGTTCCATCCTCTGTTAAGCTTCCTGGTGCATCAGGATTAGCTACATAAACTAATGGATGCCATAAGCTAGCAATAAAATCATGTAAAGTATCACCATCTGGTGCATCATATAAATTAGCTGTGCCTTGTCCAAAAGTTAAGCTATCAGTGTTAAAATCGTAAGCAGAATAACCTAATGCATTTAAAGGACTACCTGTTCCATCTACTAGTCTAAAATCTCCGCCTAGTTTGTGACTAATAATAACACGATTTTGACTGTCTACGGTAGCTTCTATATTTGTGAAACTTGCAGCATTAATAGCATTAGCAACTACCTCTGAATCATCTACATCACCATTTGATGTAAAGTTAACTTGAATATAACTGTAAGTGCCGTCATCGTTATAATCTCCTAACACAGACGTTCCTAATAAGCTTTCTGCTATTCTAAATGAATAACTAGTTGCAGGTAAAGAGCTGCTCGTTACAGCAGTAGATCTAATTGAAGTTTCCCCAGATGCTGATCTACGCCATAATTTATAATTTGCTTCTCTTGGAGTTACATCTGCGCCGTTATGTTCATTATAATTTGTTTGAACATAGATAGTACCTACAGCAATATTTAGGCCACCGCCTGTTGAGTCGAGTCCTTGTAGAGCTGATTGTCCTTCTGCATAAAGTGGTGCTGACAGGTTTTCCCATAGTAATGTTGCACTGTTCCAACGTTTTACTCTGAATTTAGCTCCTAAGTTAGGATCGGTTGTTTTAATCCATACAGAACCAGTAGGTCTTGGAACACCTGATGTTTTCCACTCTGGTACTTGTGTGTGTTTACTAATTTGTAATCGTGGAGCATAATAAATGCCTGCTTTAATTCCTACACTACTTGCTGCGGTGGTAGTGCTAATTAGATTTCCTGTTCCTGCTGCAATATTAATTAAGTTAGAAGTTGAACTGTCAACTGGATCATTGCCAATAGTTCCATCTGAATAAATTTCTAGTTTGCCGTTAACTTTCTGAGCAACCACTCCTGGAATATTTGCAATATTATTGATATCGTTAATTAAACTATCTACGTTGCTGCCTGTAGCAATAACTAAATTGCCGTTAATATAAAATGAGTCCCCAGGAACAATTGTTGGATTAGTTTTAGTGCCAATTACAGCAGCATGACTCAAGAACCATTCTTGGCCTCCTACTTTTACCCATGTGCCAGGGTCAACTCCTGCTTGGGAATTTCCTTTGCTTTTATACCATATATCGTTCGGATGATTTAATGTTAGTACAGAAGTAGTAGGATAATTATCGTTTACTAC